TATAAGGATGATTGGTTGTACGTTTTGATAACGCAGCAGTTACTGATACGTTATCACCATTATCAAGAATTGCAACACAATCTCGTCTAGTTGTACAAAGTGTGCTGATAGCTGTCTTAGTATCTGATGGATAACCAGCATCATATACAATTGAAAAATAAATATTCTCAGTATCCAATACCTCATCAACATAATTACCAGTATTTGGATTTGACAGAATACCGCTATAACCTTGTTCTAGTAGAGTTGGAGCTGAATCAGCAGCCAAAAGGCCAGTAGTCTCTGTATTAAGACTTCCATCATCTTTCCATAATGATCCTTCCGAACCTTTTCTTAGAGGAACTGGTATAGATGAAGAAAATGCACTAGCAATATTCGTATTTGATTTCTTAATTGTATATGTAATTGATGAGTCAGTGTCAAAAGCTAGCCAAGCTATATAAGCTTCCGAAGATGTGCTATCGCCCAAATACCAAGATTGCGTTGTACCTGCGTTACTAGAGTAAACAGCACATGACTCACCATCAACCCCCGATGAAGCACCCAACCATCCAGAGATCTCATTTCCTCGACCATCTTTTGCAATAACCGAATAAAGTAAAGGTGCAGCTAGATCTTGCCATTCTTCGAAATCCTGTTTATTATCTGTAATTATTGCGGAACCCTCTGTTTTTACAACAACTGTTGTTCCAATGTCTTTGTCATAAACCTTAACTGCTTGTTCATAACCACTTGTATAAGCTCCACTCGCTAGTTCCATATCCGCTCTCAAGAAAGATGAATAAGTTTCTAACACAGATCCGATAAAAATTGAATCACCAGCTGAATCAACAGCATTTGGATCAAACGAAACTTCAAATGATTCAACAATAACATCATCATCGTCTGATTGTTTTTCATAAACATCTAAAACATAAATACCATTCAGAGTTGGATTTGAGTGAACCGTTAATCTTATTCCGATCGAATTATAATAATCTCCTCTTCCTATTGGTCTTAAAAATGCAATTGGATTTTTTAAACCATCAACTGCAAGTTTTGTTGTAATTTCAGCTTTTGTGTTTAGACTATCAACATATGTAATTGAAGTTAGTGAAGTACCATCTCCAACCAATTGACTGTCAATTCTAAAGTTAGCATATTGTGCATCATCTGGTAAACATCTAATCCAATACAATGCTCCAGATTCACCTAAGTGATTGTATGCTATGTATGGTCCTTGTCCGTAACTCTTTCCGAAATCAGTAATATTTGGTTCGCCAAATTCTGAAATTAATTCTGCTCTTGAACCCAAGAAGAGCATTTCGTTGTCTCTACCTTTATGTGTAAAACCGCACATAAATCCAATTGTGGATGGCACAGCTTGCACATAAGCAGATAGGTCAATAATTTTGGTGTAAACACCCGGAGAAACATTAGCCATTTTCATAACCTCCAAAATAAATTTTTTATATCTCTATTTACTGTTTTCCTTTCTCTCCAGGTCTAAAATAAAAAATCTTTTATTCTTATCTTTCAAATATCCTTTAAACGTAAAGGTACCACACGAAAACTAGTCGTCTATCGGAAGTCTTTACAATTGATGAAAAAGTAACTCGTGCAAATAAGTAAAAGTTACCTGAACTACCTCCGGCATCGGATATAGCAGTAAATAATCCTGCCTCACTTATTTGCGAACCATTTGCATCATCAACTCCGATAGTAACTGTAACTTTTAGAGTTAACCATTTATCATCATTTAATGGATCCCTTTCAAATTCAATCTGATCAAATGGATGTTTATAATATCCTGTATCTGGATAATCTCCTCCTAGTACATGATAATCAGCATTTGATGAATCAGTTGCATTTATCATAACATTGGTACTTAAACTTGTATTTGTTAATGTTGGTGGAACTGGATCCAATGGGTCAGCTGGTAAAACTCCGCCACTACCCAAACCAAACCAACTTAAAAAGTGATCTTTTGCGTTCGTAGCATTTAAACTTGATGAATTATTTTGTCTAACTAACATTTGAGCAAGTATTTCTCTTCCGTTGTAAACAACTAAGTTACTTTTTTCCACAAGTTTTCTTTTTCCATTTTCGTCTATTTCAAAAACGTGTACCTCTCCTTGTGGTCTTCGTTCAGAATTAGCTTTTCTATTAAAACCATCTGACAAGCATTCCTCTCCATAATGATCATGAACCTCAACCTTAGTTGTTTTTACATTTTTTTCCATGATTGTTTTTCCTTCTAATGTGTTATAGTGGCAATACCGGATAAATTTATATTTTGTTCTAAAAATTTCTCGGGATCAGAACGGAAAAAATGGGGGTGCAGGGAAACAGAGCTATTATGTGTCTGCCTCAGGTTCTGCTGCGCCCCCGCCCCGGCACGGGCAACCGTTTACTCTAAGTAAGTTCCACAATTGGAGCAATACTTAGATGATGATTTTGATTTTGTTCCACAACTGGAACAGGTAAGTTTAGTCTTTACAGTAATAGGTTCACTAACTCTTACACCGTGTCCTTGTAAACCACAAAGTTTAATTATAATAACTTCACTTTCTTCCAGTTGACCCATTGAACCATATCTAAATGATTGATCAATTTCAGATCCTTTAACTGTAATTCCTTCATCTTGTTGAGGTGTAACACCAAGACTATCAACAGTACAATTATAGGCTGTTACATCTCCAATATTTGAAATTCCTCTTGATGTGTTTTGATCATTATACGACCAATCTGCTTGCCCTCCATGATAAGTATAAGTAAATGGAGCATTATAATAATGGTGAACCTCTTTAATCGTCTTTTCAATCCAAGGGTGTTCAATTGGTTTTTCAAAAGCAAACTGAACTCTTACAAGTCCATCTTCAATTCGATCACCTCGATGTTTTTGTATCTGTTTTGTTTTTTGAATAAACTTGAATTTATTTGTAGCTGTTGTACCTCTTAAAAATCCCATCAACTCAGTAGTTGAATTAGGTTCGATAATAAGACTCATATTATCTAAAACATCTTGTCCGTCAATTTCAACATTAACGGATGCTCTGCGAGTATTCAAATTCTTTAATAATAGGGAATACTCTGATTGAAATGGTAGGTAAACGGTATCATCCTTAACTCGAAGAATGCTACCATTTGATTTGATTTCTGCAACGAAACGATCTTTGTATGTCATTTTACTATCTCCTTTACAGGTCACTGACTAAGACCTCAGAATTTGCTTTAAGTCAGTTGGCATATCATTATATTTGTTCTAACTATATATATAAATAAATGAAAGAAACTAACTATCAATTACCTTTTACGGAGGTTATATAATGGATAAACAAAAGTATGAAATACAGTTTGTGAAGGTTTCAGATGCGAAAAAGAAACAAATTCAAGTTGGGGACATTGACAAATTTCTTAGTAAATTAGAGCTTGCTGGCTATTGCGTTCTTAACATTAAACCTATTAAAGAAGGAGGACCGAAATGATGTATTATTGCAACCAATGTGCAATAGTAAGAGGATTTCCTATCACAAACAAAACAGAGCAATCACACCAATGTGAGTTCTGTGAAAGGATTATTACCAAATGTAACATCGGTAGCTACGCAGCTCTGGTAGGGTTGGAACGTAATCCGGAACCTTTTAATACCGAAAAAGGTTCCATCAAAGTTCATCAGATGATAAGTCTCGCTTCCGATCTTCCGATTACAAAAATCCACGAAAAAGATCCGAAACGAAGTGTGTCCAAAGATTTTATCATCACTTTCCCCACAACCCAAAAAGAAGATGGTTCAACATCTATCTTTGTTACCAATCGAAATAGTGGGGAACAAATCTGTATTCAAATGTAGTTAACAACAGAGGGAGGACTCATGCAAAATCAAAAAGGTTTTACATTAGTCGAGTTAATAGCTATGATAATTATCTTAGGTATTATCTTGACATTCGTGATCCCCAAAGTTCTCTCTCTTAACAAAAACGCTGAGAATGTGGGGATCAAAATGGCCATTATTGATTTGAATGGTCGGGAAATGAAATGTTGGACAGAGATAAAACTTGGTGAAGGTTGGGTCGATGACCATAAGGTCTTCGAGTCATGTGATTACAAAATCGAGGATTATAGCTGGTCAACATTAGTTGAGATCGGTGGTCAATTGACCTTTAAAGAAACAACCGTTACATTCGATCGAAAGGTGTCGACTATGAACGGTCCAGCCACCTGGTCTATCAACGAATAACATCTTGGCGGCAGCTGTAATAGTCGCCGGAGGAAAAGTGGGGGCATATGCTATGGGGATTTCCTGGAGATCACCTGGGGGCCCATCTTAGTAATGGTGGTCCCCCCACTTTTTTTTGGCTTATAAATCTTTGCCGTAATATCGACCATTCCACATAAAACACCCGTCAATAATAATGATTGTATAAAGATTGAAATAGCCTGTTGCAGGTAGATGCTCAACAACCCCAAAACCGTTAATCCAAAAATTGGGTAAATTCTTTTTATAGTCAGGTTTGATATTACACAGACACGGTAGTGATGTTGCCATATGATAACCCTTACGATCTACTGGAGAGACTTTGGCATACATCTGTGGATTGTGAACATGAGAATAAACGACATTACCTTCAAACGCTTCAAGTGTTTTCTTGGCATGATATACATTCCAATAATAACCATGAATAACACTCAACTTCCCAACCTTATAAATCCCGTTGAATGGTACAAGAGTATAACCTCTATCTTGTAAATGAAGATTAGCATCCACGTCCATAATACCTGACAATTCCGGATGTTCCTCAATATACCATTTAACTCTTTGCTCGTGATTTCCTATCATGAATGTTCTGCGGGTTTCGGGTGGGGTAATATTTTCGTGAAATTGTAATACATCTTTATCGAAATCATTATAATCTTTTATTAATCTTTGTCCTTCTTTCAATAAAGGTTTTTTTCGATTCCATCCTGAGATGCAATCCAATGACATTTGATCTCCCATGTACACTAGTTCATGGGGTTCATAGTCCATAATAAATTGACCAAGAGAATCCATAACTTTTTGATCTATATGTGGATAATGGATATCTGGCATTAATACAGTTTTCTGAATCTCGAAATTATCTATTTCTGGAGAACCTTTTATATGGGTTCTTTTGACATATGCACCTGCATACTTGTTGACAGTTCTTATAGAACATCCAACTAGACTTGCGATTTCAGAATTTGTTAGAAGCGTGGTTCCGGCTAATTTTTCGATCTCATTCTTGTAGATTGGCATAGACACTCCTTTGCTAATTTTGTAGTCCTTTTATTTTTTTGTTCTAAAAAAATTAGCAATGTGCTTGTCTAACCCCTTGGTTATTAACCGTTTTGCAGGACAGTAACTGTATAAGTATGGATAGAAACTTTATAGAGATGTTGACTCAGTAACAATTATTCTCACATTATCGCAACCAGTTGGGCAATCGAAACTCCCCTCATCATCAAAAGCTGCAAATCCGCCAGTAGTCAGTTCTTCATAAAGTATTTGGTAAGTTAATCCATAATACGGACTGTCAGTACTATCATAAGTAAAAACAGAATTTTCTGCTGTACTGTCAACAATTATCGTAGACGTACCATCCTGTACCATTTCTCCCTGTAAAACTTCATTCAAAACAATCGCTGTTGAATCCAAATCAGGTGGAATACAAATAAGAGATATATGACGTATCTCATAAATCGTTGGGAAGAAATCATTTTGAAGTATATCAGTTACAGCTCCAATATCATGGTATGAACCACAATCATATGTTTCTCTTTGATAATATAAATTAGACGTTGCATCATCTAAACAAACCAGACAACAATCAGTTGTATCAATATTCTCTAATGTGCAACATGGATTTCCATTACCTGTTATAAAATCATAAATAGGAAATTCGACTTTAACAGTTTCTACCATATCTTCAACAATAATGGTATTAAATAGAGGATTATTAATCTTTAACAATTCAAGTAATAACAATCTAGCTCTATAAGGTTTAAAGAAATTCATAACAGGTTTCAAGTCTTCAAAGAAAGAATCAAGACCAAACATAATGAAACCCAGATTAACAAAACCATAACCCAGATTAATACGAACCCAAGATGAAAGATCTTGCATTAAACTAAATAATAATTCAGAATCGGTCAATGTTGAAGAATCCAACGCAAGTTTCAACGTAGGATTTATAATAGCCAAATACATGCCAGCATCGGATCTATTTTGTAGAAAGTTTCTTGGAGTTTCTCTTGTGAATATATCATAGAACGATTCAAGACCAGTTAGAATCTCTGCTCTTGTCTGAGGTTTAGCAGTAACAGTTTCAAACTCATCTATTATAATAGTTGTGTTGGTATCAGTACCATCATAACAAATAAAACTATCACCAACTTGACCAACATTAAATTGTTTATTAAAGATATATATGATTGATAAATACAGTTCTAGTAAAGATACAATTTCCCCTAATTCGCTAATTTCAGCATTAGCTGTTGGGGTTACACCATTATCTAAATAGTATTGGAATTGATCTTGCACAAGCCGAATTAAAATTCCGATTTCTGCACCATCAATTGACGCTACTGGTTGAACCCCCAAATAAGGAGTTTTAGAAGGAAGGTTAATATCATTCAGATTATATAGATCAAGAATTTGTTGCTCAGTATATAACCAATGAGGATCTTCTGCTGTAAGTCTTGAATAGTCAAATGTTAGTTTAGAAGGATTAACAGTTGTACCGGCAATTGCGGTACCTTCAAAAACTAGAGATGTTGTACTATCTCTTTTGATAAAAAATTCATATATATCTAATTTGGTAACACCATAATATTGTAGTACTTCTAATAATGCTTGTGGTGTACCTTTTCGTTTATATAAGTTAACAAGGTCAAGAAAGAAATTAATCTTTAAATCAATTGGATTTTCATCAGGACCTTTTAATTGAGTAGTATAATTAAATCCAAAACTTCGGAATAATTCATCAAGATCTGAATTTGGAAGTGTGTGAGGATCTGTTATTTGTGTGCTTGCAGAAGCAATAGATTGATGTGCTGAATACCAATCCATTAGGAAATTTCTTAAACGGTACCAATCAGGTTCATTACCTGGAGGAGCACCTGTATAAACACGGTCGAAATACAATTGAGTTTTTGCTTTCGAATCTTTAGCGATAGAATCAAGGGCATCCGTCAAACCATCTACAGTTTCTCCACTGGCTGCTTCGAACAGTTCCCAAAATTTATCTACTGTAAACAAGGTTATATCTCCTTTTAGTCAAACGTCGAAAGATCAGGTTCTCTTAATGTCATATAATCGAAATACTTATCAATGACATATACTTCATAAAGACTTTCTAAGACTAAACCGCTTGACACTAATGTTAAATTATCATAATTTAAATAGTTGTTATATATTTCTAAATCCAAATATAAGAAAATTAGTTTTGATAAAGTGGTTGATAAATTACTATATGTTGCATATAAAATATTTGCAGTTGAATCAAAAGATGTTGTAACTGAACTAACTATTACTACCCCTGTTGAATCTCCTCTAAAAGCTAATAAAGCATCTAATAAAACAAAATCATCCGATTGCAAACCGAATACATTTGTCCCTTCGTCATCATCTATAGCAAGATATTTTGCAGATGATGGATAAATCATTATTCGATTTTTGACCAGAGTTGGCCAACAGGATATGCTTTCTTCTTTGTAAAGATATTTATAATGTGGATATAAAACTGCATTATATTCATCATTAAAAAGGAGGGCGATAAAAGATTGAGGTGAAAGATACACATCCCCAATATCAACTGGCGAAGGTATCTCATATCTATTAACACTGGATCCTTTGATAAACTCATAGACCCAAGCTTGTAATTCTGGCACCAATGTAGTTGATGCCAATGGTCCCGGAACACAAGTCATAAATTTACTCCCTCACATCTGTTTGAATTAAATCAGCTGTGCTCATCATATCTAATACATGAACAAAGAGAGTTTCTGAGTTATAATCCTTAAATGAAAAAGGTTTATGTTTTGGAACATCTGTACTCCATTGACCGGAATGAAATCTAATAGATTCTTCCATGACTTGGAACTGCTCTTCGGTCAAAAGTTCTAAAAATGTTTCTTTGTTCAAACTAACCATATCAGCAGCTAACTTATCATGCTGACCATCTGTATGTTTTCGCTGACCTTGTTGTCCGTATTTCCATGTATCATGTAGAGCAATAGCAAATAACATCTTATCTGCGTCAGAAGTTCTTAATTCAATACCGAACAGTCTCATAACTTTAATTGCTGAATAAAGTAATTGATAAATGTGCTCAGATTGATTAGGAACCTCCCCATTAATTTTCTTATGCCATTTGCCCGTTGATGATGTTGGTTTATCCCAAGTATCGGGAAGCACAGAATCGATCCCCTTCCAGAGTATAAATGCCCTCTCTGTCATATTTGTCTTTAATAAATCTATAATCCTTTCCTTATACTGCATTATTATTCCTTTCTTAGTAATTATTTCTTCATTTTAGCTTTTTTAGTTTTAACAATATTTTTAACTCTATC